CGGTACGGTAACGGCCACACCGTTAATCGTGATAGTGACGTCTGTAGTACCGTTCATCACATCAGCGAAACCGCTCATGTAACGCTGGTACATAGTGAAGGTTTCAGCAATATCCTGCGCCAGGCCATCCACGCTCAGGCTGTCGCTCAGCAAAATGGAATACTTCGTTCCGGCCGGTATTGCAGGACTTGCCGCAGGTGTCACGGTGAGACTGGTTGCCCCGCCGATAGCGGTGATCTGGAAAACCTGCGCTGGGCTGGTCAGCGCGATGACGGTACAGCCGTTACGAATCAGCGAGCCAGCTGCAGTGAAGTTTGTTCCCGTACCTGTAAGGGTATTTCCGCTGATGGCAATAGTGCCAGTGGTATAAATCATATTATCTCCAGGTAATAAAAAACCCCGCCGTGGCGAGGTTTTATTTAAACGTTATGGGTTATTTGCAGGTTGTTTCGGTAAATGTGTTCGCACTTACCCAGCGCCAGCTGAATGGGTATCCAGCCCGGTACTGCGTCTGATTGTTTTGTTTGCGCACACCGTAAATCTGAACCGTATTTTCCTGACCACCAACGATGGCCGTGCCGCTGCAAACTGGTCCCTGTTTCTCGAGTACGCCAGCACAGCCTGAAAGCATGACAGCCCCAGCCAAACAGATAAGTCGCTTAATCATTTTGATGATATCCAGAGGTATTCATGAACTTAGACAATACCAATATGAAAGAGGTGGGTATAATTGATTGGATAGATCAATTATCAGTTATTGATCGCCAAAAACGATCAATCAGTCATAGGCCGCTGTATTTATCGCGGTTAAGGAAATCCCAGTATTCGTTCCCCCTCCCGGAGAGCCTGTACCAGTGGAGGTCCCCCCTGCGTTTATCCTTGTATTGGCCCCGTCAAACCTGCACGCCGAATAAGCATTAATGGTATAAACTGTCGGAGGCTGGGTTGAGTTATTCACAACGATGCTCTGGCCAAGCTGTGCAGGTGCAACAGCCCATGACCCGCTAAGTGTCTGATCGATATTTATCCCGCCGTTTGCGCCAGGCGTTCCAATTGTCTGTAGGTCTGACAATACCCGGGACTCATTAGTGAGCACCAGCTTTCCTGCCGCATCCCAGATGGCCATCCCCCATTTAGGTAACGCCAGGGGAAATATGGCAAATATATATGCGGTTAACGTGAAGCTCTGGTTATAGGGATTAACCCCCGCGACATATACATTTCCGCCGTTCCGGTAAGATATTACTGGCGTGGGCTGGGCGGTATTTGTGGTCCTGATAAATACCATCACAGGGTAGTCAGCATTTAATGCAATATTCTGAGCAACCTGCTGCGAACTGCCATTAGCAGAGGAGTTGAAAGTGTACTTGCCGTAAAGACAAAAAGGCGTTGACTGGGGCGTTACAAATGGGTTCCCATTGTCCATTAATATCATCGCGCCAAATTCGGCCATTATGCTTTCTCCATGAAAACGACCACTTCACACTTTGAGGCCGGATAATTACCCAGGCCTACAGAAGATGCTGCGCTTACGGTTATTGTGCCCCCTGACGCGACAATGCGCCGCCCTACGCTGTTACCTCCTTCATCAAGTGAAAGAACAAAACCAACTTTCATTCCTGAGGGCACCGTAAAAGACCAGCTGCCGGAGGTTTGCCCGGCAGCCAGCTGTATTCGCCCAACGACGGAAACGGGTTTGATGCCATAGTTGTTAGGTTTTCCTGAAGCATCCCAGGTCTGTATTCCGTAAGCCATATCAGAACACCCCCGTTAATCGGCCAACCTGCACCCTGAGAACGCTACTGCCGTCTTTGACGCTGATTGTCTGGTTGGTCTGCTTCATGGCCCCTTCCCCGGCTGTCGAACCGTAGTTCTCAAACGTCCCGGACTTATCCAGTTTCCACCCAACAGAGCCAGCAACATAATTATTCGACTGGATAAAATTACCAATCTTTGCGTTGCTGATAGTGCCGTCCTGAATGAAGGTGTCACGGATGAACACCTGCCCGTTCTGGATAACAAACGGAAGAGTCACGGCGCCGCCAGCCTGAGTCATCACAGCGAAGCGGTCTGCCAGGAAGAGCACCTGCGACTGCATACCCGCTGGCGTATTCTGAACACCAATCCCCATACCAGCAGCATACTGTTTTCCGTTCGCATCCACGGCAACCTTGATGCTGTACATCGCATTCAGGTTGTTATTGATGTCCGCTGATACCTGGCTGTTCTGGATAATCGCTGCAGACTGACCGTTAACCGTGACCTTCAGCGAGTTGATTTGCGTAGCAGACACCTGAGTGAAGTCAGCGAGCGTCTTTGACAAGTCAGTGACATTCGCGGTGTTTCCACCGGTGCTGGAATCCAAAGCGCGCAGCGACTCAGCGACAGCTTTACTTGCATCTGCCATGACATTGTCGACTCGCTCAATACCGGCTTTGTTATCACCATACTGAACGCTCTGAAGGTTACGCTGGTTAACCTGTGCGAGCGTATTGGTGATGAGCGCAATAGCGTTATTCTGAATGCCACCGCTGGCCTTGTCTGTTTTCGCTCCCAGCTCTTCAAGACGTGACGCCATTGATGAATCGAGGTCTGTGACAACCTGGCTAAGGTTGGTGATTGATGCTGTATTCTGTGCACCGACTGCAGCAGCAGAATCCGCTTTATCAGAAGCAACCTTCGTGGCGGCGGTGAGCTGGCTGACCTCAGAAGCTCGTGATTCCGCTTCTGTTGCCAGAGCCTGTCTAACCTCGGTAATACCCGCTTCGTTTTGCTCGGTCTTTGCATCCAGACGGGTTACATCAGTTACACGCGCCTCAGTCTCAGTGGCGATCACCTCGCGGAGCTGTTCGAATGTCGCAGAGTTAGCCCCCTGCTGTGCAGTCTGGCGTACGACAACATCAGCAATAGCCAGCGCATTGCCGATAATTGCTTCTGCTGTTTGTTTATTCGAGCCTACTGCCGCAGCCAGACCATCAGCGTTCTCCTTAATCGCATCAGAAAGTTCGGCCAGTTTCTCGCTACTGTCTACAGCACTCTCAATCAGATCCTTAAATACCTCAGAATCTTTAATCTCCTCCAGGATCACATCGGTGATATCGGAAACATCGATGCTGGCCTGCCCGCGCACCCAGTCTGTCCAGTCGCTCTGATTCCCGATGCGGTCAACCAGCCGTGCCCGGTACCAGAATTCCTGCCCTGCCTTCAGCCCCATCTGCTGATAGAGTTTCTGAGGATACGGCACCGACGCCAAAAGCATTGGATTTGCCCCATCGACTGAAGCGCTGTATTGCAGTTCCGTGCTCAGGGTGTCGGCGGTATCTGCGGGGAAACCCCATGTAATGTTGATCCCAAATACAACATCCTCTGTTGCTGTTAGTCCGACAGGTTTGGGCACTTCACCGGTGCGGCCGGTAAGATGGGTCAACGCAGACGTGGCCCAAAGGCTGGACGCTCCCCCAGAGTTAATCGCACGGACGCGCACAAGGTAATCGCCCTCGAAAATTCCAGGCACTTCGATATTTCGTAACCCGGTTTCAGGCACGTTTACCCATTCGTTATTTCCGCGCTTCCACTGTGCCCGGTACGCTATTACGTCCGACTGCAGTTTTCCGTCTTTATCAACTGGCGCATCCCATGAGGCGGTTAGCGTGGCCACGCGCTGCCCCTGGCGAACCGCATCATAGCTCGATACCATGATGTTGGTCGGCTGGTTCACGAGCCCGGTCGGAATCAGGCTTATCGGTGGCGTATCAAGACGAGCGTTGTTATCAACGGCGTCGTATTTCGACGCGTTATACTCCGCACCGGTAATGGTGAAGGTATTTTCCTCATCATCAAATTTTAGGTTCGTTACCCGGAAATACTGTAGGCGCAACTGCCCGGCATCGATGACGAATACAGCGTTGGGTAACGGCGCTGCCGTGAAAGGCGTGGCAACCACCAGCTGCGTGCCGTTTACGGCCTGGATCACCCTGCTTTCAACGGTACCGCCCTGGGTGCGAATCATCAGCGTATCGCCCGCCACCGCACTGGTGCCCCGGTCAGTGGTCACGGCCTTAAGACCAGCGTTATACCCGGTGATACGCCCGCCGTAAACGCGCCCTGAAAGGCGTTCGTCGGCAAATGCAAACACGGTACCCGGCACGTAGACATAGCCATCAAGCCCGGTCTGTAGCGTGATAATCCGATCGAGTGAGTTGGAATACACCGCCCACCCGCCCCGGCGTTGTGCTTCGCTCTCGCGCGTACAGCCGATTGCGGTGATCTGCGTCTGCTTAAACTTGAACTGCTTAACCAGATCCGGGAACATCACCGCTGTTGTACGGTCCTGATAGTGATTGTCAGGATCGCTGAAGTTAATCAGCGCGCTGGAGAAGCGGGTCTTTTCACTGCCGCTCGAGTAAACCGGTTTGCCCACCACCGAAGCGCGGGTAAGGATTTGCAGCTTCGACGTATCCGCCGGCATGTCCGAGACAACATTGAACATGTTGTTGCCCCAGAACGTCATTCCATTGAACCCTGCGGCGATGTCTTTGATAACCTGCCACGCATCAGCCTGGGACTGGATGTAAACGTCAAACATGAAGCGTGGCTCGGTACCGCTTCCGCCTTTCCCGTCTGGTACCTTCTGGTCGCAGCGCTGGGCGATGCGATAGAGCTCCCACTTATCGAGCATTTCTGGCGTTACGCGGCGCCCAAGGCCGAAGCGCGGCTCTGTCAGAACATCGAACCAAATCCACGCCGGGTTGTTCGTCCAGCCCCATTTAAACGTCCCGTCCCATGTTCCGCTATAGGTCCGCGCTATTGGATCATAGTTCGAAGGGATTCGGATGATGCGCCCCTTCGGCATGCAGGAAATCTTAGGGATGTTGTTGAATGACTTCGCGTTAAAGGACACGTACAGCAGCGCTGTGTGTGGATATCGCAGGCGAGCATCGATCACCTCAGTAATCGCTTGCACCTGCGTTTTGTTCTGCAGCATCTGGCTGGTGCTGTCATCGGTGTCACGCACCACTCGAATCTGCCAGCCAGTGCTGGCTTTGGGAAGATTAATGCGGTGGGTTAGTTCATAGAGTGAACTGAGCTTCTCTGTGACGGTTTTAGTCATGACTGTCGAGTAAGCGCCACCGTCAACCGCCAGATCAATATGGTACTGAACCGTAGTACCGACAATATCCCCATCATTTTCCTGCTGCTGTAAGCCAGGGATGCCAATACGTACCAGCACCGCGTCAATCTGGGTGTTACTCAGTGCGCGGGTCCATGGTGTGGCTTTTGTCAGAGATACGCCAACCGTAGTTTCGTTCTCCACTGCGGGAAAACCCGGAATCGGCGTCTGGGTCTGTGTTCCCGGCCGAAAGTCCCATGACACGTTCTCGAAATTCATTGTCCCGTCGGCATTGCCCAGCGGCGTCCCGTCCAGGAAAATGCTGGTCGCATCCAGACCACCAGCAAACTCACCTTCCCCGAGCGCCAGCAGCATGCGGCAGCGCGCCATTGACTGCGCCGAATCAGGTTGTTCTACAGGTGTGTGCTGCTTCTGGCTGCCACCCTTTGCACCGGTAATCGCTTCCATATTACATCCATAAAAAAAGCACCCGACTGGGTGCTTGATATTCAGAAAGGAGTTATCAGATGTCTTCGGCGACTATGCCAGCGCTGATGATGGCGCCGCCAATTTCGCGCTCACCATAAAGAAGCGCGACCGGGTTGCCCATTGCGATAGTGTTGACTGCCCCACCGAAGGCATAGGACGGTTTGTTGTCAGGATCATCGCGCATTTGTAAGCCTTTGGGTTGTGGCGACAGCATCTGATAAATACCGCCGGCCATAGAGGTAATGCCGCCGATGATAAGCCCATTCGCGAAACCAGCACCTACTACACCCCAACCAACAGGCCCCAAAGCCAAGCCTGCAACCACCATCACGGCGCCGAGAATAGTCTGGAACATGCCCGCTTTCTTTGCCCCTTCCATAACTGGCGCTATGCGAATATCGCTATCGCCTGCCAGCTCCTGGAAGTCCTGCACGCCTATGTTGCGCTTACCGCGAAACACCGCGAAGGTCATGCCATTTTTTTTTGCATTCATCAGATAGTCTTCCAGCCCGTCGAAGTTGATACACAGGGCTTTGACCGCTTCGGCAGATGTCTGCACTGCCAGTTTATGCACACGCCCGAAGCGGGCGCCCAGTGCGCCATACAGACGAATGGTGGTTAAACGCGCCATGGCTTTATCTCCTGCGGCAGGTCTTTGTGACGAACGCAGATCATCGTGCGGTCTTTGAAATAGCCTCGGGCATACGGGGTAATGCAGGAAGGCTGGCCGTAAAGGTGGTGGAGCAGTTCACCTTCTTCAGTGATGATGCCCGCGTGGTTCCACTTATCAGAATCAACCTGCATGATGACCATGCAGCCTGGTGCCGGATCGCACTCGACGAACCCTTCCCGCTCCCAGTTTTCGAAATAGAGATTGTCCGGGTACTGGCTTTCCCACCACGGGTAATCGACGCGAAAATCGTTCAGCGTGACGCCCTGAATGGCGTGCCAGTCCATAATCAGCCCCCAGCAGTCATTCGAGCCCAGGATAAACGGACGCCCAATAAGCGGCACCGCCTCCGGCATTATCTCGGCGTATTCATCGCTGTCAGGTGAGTAAATACCCCAGATCACGCCGGAGTTATTGCACTGCTGGCGGTCGAGATCGGACGGAATAGGCCGGGCACCGTCGCCCGGGTGGGAGTGGATGACGCGAATAATCGTCCCGATATCTTCGGCGTTAGCCCAGTGCTCGCCGTCGATGCGAAAATGCTCTGTCGGATTTTCGTGGCTGTTCGGTACCGGGATGTAACGCTGGCGTCGCCCCGACTGGATGACGAAGCCGCAGCACTCGCGCGGGGATTCCTCCAGCGCATGCGCGCGGATAGCCGCCATAATGGTTTTGTTCATTGAGATGTCCGGTTATCGCGTGAAAAGTACTGTGGCAGGGAAACCGCCAAAATCGAGGATGGCCGCGTTCGGCTCCGCCAGGCCAGCGCCGAACCGTTTACGGCAATCGCTGAGGCAGCCGCCGCATGCATCCAGCGCCGGATCAGCCACAGCGTTTCCTTTTGCATCGAAATACGCCGTGCCGTTGTAGGTACAGCCGTCACCGCTGCGGTATTGCCCGCGCAGCGCCCACTCACAGAGCGAGGTGATTTGCCGGGTCGGGATCACCAGGCTTTGTAAATCGGCGGGGCTGCTGAGCGTCCAGCTAACCACCTCATCGTCTTCAGAGATCTTGGTATCAAGCCAGAAGGTCTGAAGCGTGTACATCGACGGGTCGGCGGTCCGGTTCATCCCACCAGGGTAATTCACGGCATCGAGGTAAACCGAATAGGTGTCGATAATGCTCACTTTGGCATTAACCATGTCTTTAAATTGCAGGCATAGCGCCGTGATATGACCGTCGAGGTTGGAAACGCTGAGTTTCGGCTCTGCGGCCTGGTCTGTTGAAAGCTCCAGGCCTGCTACCTGAAACGGCCAAAAATCGTAGGTATTGCCACCGAATACGATTGGCTTTGGTCCGAGCTTTTCTTCATCACCATTGGCAGCGTCGATCTCTTCCGGTGTATGGGGGAAAGGTGCGTAGTGGAATCGGTGGACCCCGCCACTGAACTCTGAGGCGTCAACTTCAACCAGGCGGACCCTGCCACCCGGCGCCAGCATCGCCGCCTGATCGACTAATGCCATTATGCATACACCCCATAAGCCCGTTTGATAGTGAATGTCAGCTCAGCGAATTTGCTGCTGATCTGATTTTTCCGCACAGAATCTGCGACTACACGGTAAAGCCCCTTCTCTTCTCCCGGCGGCGTGATGATGAAGGCCTTCACGGTATGAGCCAGGAGGAAATCACGGACTGCATCAACCTCAGCCTCTGCTCCTGTATGCTTCATCGGCACCTGAATGGCTGTGGAGTTGATGCCATTCTCAGCCACCTGCTCATAGCCATCGCCGAACTGCGCCGCGCGCACCGTCTGGCTATATTCAATCGCGCCAGCACCGAGCTGAGAGCGCCAGCTATATGTTTCAACTGCCATATTTACTCCATAAAAAAAGCCCCGCATGTGCGAGGCTTAATATTGGTTGAAAGCATGGGAGGGAAAGATATCAAACCATTTTGGTTTAACTTCCATTCATTTCTACAAGCCGGTAATCAGTCTTCCCATCCTTGTCTTCAATACATTCAGCCCTGAATTTCTGCTCAAGACCAAATTTATTTTTGGCGCTAAACTCCTGCGTGGCGTAAAACTTACCGTCGTCACCGAGCCATCTGTTCGAGCCAAACACCGACATATCCAGGGTGCTTTTGTTAATGACTGACATCCTTACGTAAGCTTCACAGGCATCGCGAAGCTCATCCAGTTTTTTATCCGTAAGTTCCTTGGCTTCTTTTTGCTTCTTTTCTTGTTCTGAAGGTTTGTTAACCAGCGCTGCAACAATAATCACTACAATCAGAAGCAGTAATAGTCCAATGGTTCTTAAGATCTTCTTAAAGATTTTTTTTAACACAATCATCCCCTGATTTTTATGGTTTTCATCATATTAACCAGGGGACGACGCAAACACTACCTGCCTTTACTGAAGTTGTAGATCATGCCTCCAGGCTTAAGGTGCTTCTGGATAACCTGCAACGCAGCGTTCTGCATTTCATCAGCAAGGGTACGGCCCATAGCATCACCTGAGCTGGAAGACTGAGCAGTTGCAGAACCACCAGCATCAACGTTAACGGTGGTATTAATAACCGGAGCCATACCGCCACCGCCCTGGGCACGCACTCCCAACCGCCCTGCTGAATCTTTAGCTAACGGCATAATAGCTTCCGGCCCAGCTTCTCCAAAGACGCCACCTTTGGCAAACTTCGACGCCCCCTGGAACGTGAAGTATTGAGGAGAATCGTAGACGCCATTCACATACTTACTTAACCCGGATGAATCATACACGCCGCCTTTGGCATTGAACGTTACGCCAGCAGCAGCGTTAGCATATGATCCCCCTGGTGTGCCCCCGCCTTTACTGCCACCGCTTATCCAGCCCATCGCGGCCTGTACTGTATAGGCCACTATAAGTTGGTTGGTTATCTCGAGGATCATCTTGAGCATAGATTTGCCGAACTCTTTAACTGACGCGGTGCCAGTTGTCATAAGCTCAGTAAGCATGTTGCTCAGGCCGGTCAGCGTGGAACTGGCAACGTTCTTCACTGCGTCGTAGGTGTTGGTAGCGGCATCCAGATATTCATTCCAGCCAGCAACAGCCCCTGCTTTCCAGTCGCCCCGTAATTTATCCTCTTCGGCATAATATTTCCTGAGAGCCGCCAGTTCTTTTTTATAACCGGCATCGTCAAGCTTACCGCCACCGTTGAGCCAGCCCTGGCGAAGCTGCGCCTCTTCCATCATGCGCTGCGTTTGCCGACTGCTGAGGCCTGCACTATCACGCAATGCATCGGTTTTTTCCGTCATCTGCGTGACGTATTTATTCGCTTGCTGCGCCAGGCCGTTAATCTTCTGCTGCGCCTCTACTTCCTTGTTCTTTTGATCAACCACCTTGGCGGCGTTCAGAATCGCCTCACGGCTCGACAGTAAAGATTTTTCCTGAGCAGTCAGCGCGCGGGTTTTGGCTGCCTCATCCAATTCAGCAAATCGAGATTGCTGTTTACTGAACTCGGTGTTTTTAGCGTGGGTTTCGCCTGTTTGCCGGAGGGTCTCGAGCGTTTCAGTTAACGTTCTGGCCTGGGCGCGGTAGTTCTCCAGGGTGCGATCGCCAGCTTCCAGAGTGGCTTTCGCCTCTTTGGTCTTTTTGGCTGAGTCTTGTGCAAGCTTAGAGACTGCGTCTCTCGATTCTCGACTTGTTCCGCCATCGCCTTTTACGTTGGCCCCTCGCGCTTCAGCCTCATAGTTTGCCTGTGCGTTAGGCGCAGTGACGCGCTTCCAAAGTTCGTTATAGCGTTTTTTATTCGCCTCAATTTCTTTGTCCGCTTCATCCCCGGCCTTTTTCATGGCCTCTACATCCATGCCAAGAAAATTAGCCAGCGCCCCGCCACCAGGGATTTTTTCAGCCCAGCCAGCAATAGTGCCGGTGAATTTGGCGTCCAGTGAAGTAATGTTGAGGAAGAGGTCTTTAATCGAAGCTTTAACAAGTTCGAAGATATCGATGATCTGGTTTCCCCAGGCGCGCACGGTAACCCCGATTTGACCGAAAATGTCGGAGGAGAAAGCTTTAAGCCCGTTCCACGCCTGCCCGATATTATCGGTAGCCTCTACAATTTTATTACTGCGATCCTCCATGGTGTCGGCAAAAAGCGTTATAGCTTCGTTTGCCGCTGCTGTTTTCCCCTTCGTTTTCTCCAGGGTAATGAGGTGCTTCATCATGGCTTCATCAACAAAGCCATATTGCTGGTTCAAGCTCGCCAGGGCTTTAATAGGATCGTTTGCCAGTCGTGAAAAATCCGCCAGCGCAGCCTTCGTATCCAGCCCTGCATCACCCATAGCCAGAATGGATTTGGCAATTTTGGTCATCTGGTCGGCGGTATACTTCCCGGTGTCGTTTAGTTGGACCAGGGTATCAACAGACTCAGCCAAAGAAGCACCAGCGTTATCAGCAACATCTTTTGCCGCGTCGTTCAGTTGCTGCATGGAGGAAAAGCCAGCCCCGCCCATCAAAATGAGCGATCTGGCAACATTGTCGAACTGCTGGGATGAACTGTAGGCAGCCCCAGCCAGAAGAGCCAGCAAACCCACCGAGCCAGCAATCGCAAGGTTAAAGGTATTTAACAGGCCACCCGCCCGCCCCAGCTTCTCCGCTGCCTCACTGGTGTTGTTAAGTCCTTCAGCAGCGTCACTAATGCCTGCTGCCGACTCGGATGTTTCTCTGCTCTCTTCGTTAAACCCAAACAATGCGTCCCGCAAAGCCTGGAGCATTGGGCCTAATCCACCAAAAGAATCCTTAATTTGCCCGCCTTGCTGGAGCAAGATCAGGAAAGGGGATTGGCCTCCAGCCAGCTGTGTCGCGATATCGGTGAACTGCGCCGGCAGAGTGCGCAGCGCGGCGCTGTACTGGCCAACGGAAATTCCAGCACGACGGGCAGCAGTTTCCTGCCGGGATAGCGCCTCTGGCAGTATGTCAGCGACACCAGAGAGGCGCTCACGCGTCTGGTTAAGGATTGTGTTGAAGTGCTCGAACTGCGCGCCGTTAATGCGGCCTGCTTCAAAATGGGCCACCAGCTGTGCGTGCTGTTCATCCAGTGAGTTGAACGCACGGATTGTCGGGTCGATGGAACCCAGGAGATTCTTTAACGCTGCGGACTGCTTCTCTGCCGCCTGGGTAGCGGCTAATTCGGCCTGAGCACGCGCCGCGGCTTCTCCGGTGTCGGTCAGCTTGAGGCGGGTGTCATCCAGGATTTTGTTGTAAGCCTGGAAGGTATCGGTATCCAGGAAACCTTTGGCCTGGAATTTCCGCAGCGATTCTTGCTGCTCATCCAGCCGGTTTAAGGCTTTGGTAACCGGGTCGATATTCTCCAGCAGCCCTTTGAGCGCGTTCTGCTGCTCCTTGAGCCCTTCACTGCCTTGCTTCGCAGATTCAGCGCCAGCGCGAAACACGCTATTCAGATCATCTGCTTTATCTACAGCACCGGCCGCCGCCTGGCCGAGTTTATCCAGTTCGTTGCTGGCTGTTTTCAGGTCAGAAACATCGGCCCGCAAAGTAATCGAGGCGATCTGGTCTGTCATTATTTCGTCTCCTTATGCATTACCTTGAGAGCCTCGCTTTCCATAATCTGAAGGTCAGCCATGCAAGCCGCCGCATCCTCAACCCCGTGTAACTCGAACATCCAGGGGAGAACGTTATAATCAAGGCCGGTCGCCCCGCTCGCGCCGACGCGCCACTGGGTTGCCAGGGCAGAGAAGATGGTGAAAGACTTCCACACAGAGGGCAGGATCCCCACCTCTTCCTCCACGTCCTCAGGCGTCAAACCAAAAGCGCTCAGCTCCGCGAGCGTCGGTCCCGGCGTATACAACGCTGCGGCGACCTGCCTCAGTTTTTTTCGCGAATCCCCATCAGCTCTTTGGTGTACGCCATGCCGATGCTGTCAAAAGCACGCGGATAGTTTTGCAGGAGAACAATAACGTTTTCGCGGGTAAACTCGTCAGGAAGAGCCCATCCTTCGACAATTTCCATGAGATAGTCGGCCTGCGGCTCGATAACAGCCTTTTTACCTTCCGCAGCCTTTTGCATCTTCGCATCCATGGAACGCAGCTCTTCAAGCGTTTTATGGCGGAAAGTGAACGTCAGCTTGCCGTCTTCGGCACCAGCGCGTGGAATGCTCGCGGTTACAGAAAAAGTTGGGTTGGGGATCAGGGAAAATTTGCTCATTTCGATTCCTTAGAAAAAGAAAAACCCGCCGTAGCGGGTTGAATATTCGAGTGCGTGATGGAGTGTTATCGTTTGTACAGCAGACCGCCTGGCTTCAGCGCGCTGCGGATTGTATCATTTACTGCATCGTGCATCGCTTGTTGCAGGCTGGTGAGTGAGGCTGTTTGTGCATCGATATTTACTTGAATTGCCGTGAACAATTCGCTTTCACGTACAGCATCAATGATGGCCTGTGTCATTTCATCGCCAAGCTTAATCTTCATCTTCTTGGCTGATACCACAGCGTTTCCAATGATGGATGAAGCGGCTTCATGCACATTAAAGCGATCAGCTTTAAACTCTACCTTGCTCTGGCCGTCTTCTACTCCAACGGCCATACCGGCAGCATGCTCTTTGCCATCATTGTTGATGTTCAATTTCACGTTATAACCCGTAGACAATACGCCATCACCGATCAGCGCCTTGTGGGTGTAGGCTTGCCCTGATTTATCGACAAACCAGCCACCTTTAAGGCCATGAAGTGCGCAGCTGTTACGGATCTCTTCGTCCAGCGCCTCTACAATTTCTCCGACATCGACAGAAGAAACCCCTTCTACCCAGTCACTGGCTCGCCAATCTCGTGCTGAGCCATCTTCTGCAATTTGACGCAGGCGCACCTGCAATCTCTCACCAGCTTTGAGGCCGGAAATAAGGCATACGGTAGCTGGCCAGAAGATGCGTTCTTTCATAAGTCGGCCATCTTCATGAAGGCATTGCAGTTCTAGCACCGCGCAGCCACCCGGCCATTTCCATTCGACGTCCACACCAAAAGGTTTGGGAGTGGTTTTTACGTAAGGGACGATTGAAGGTTCTGACATTTTAATTTTCCTTTTAGACGTGAGCCTGTCGCACGGCAATGCCGCCGAAAATTAACGGTTTGCCCAGGCTCACAGCTGAAAGACTTTCTTCGATGTGCGCGTGCGATGCGCAGATGTGTTATTACCAGGAAGCTTCGTATGCGATGTTCGTCAGCTCATCTGACAGTTCGCTGATGGAGTAAGCGATAGCCATCTTCTGTTCCCTGCTGAACGACGGCCAAAGTTGACGCAAAGATTCAGTGAGTTGATGTTGCCAGTGTCCATCACCGCTTAGATCTTCCCATCCATCAGGCAGGAGACAGAGCCCACGACCGTAAAGCTCCTCTTCCGGGGTAAGGGGCGGCCGAGCGGCTGCCGTATTTACTGGGCCATCACCCCAATTGCCGATAACTATTTTCCCGCCACCAGCCATATTGACAGTCATCCCAACCTCACTGATCTCAATTGTTCCGCTCATGGGTTACTCCAAAAAAAAGCCCGGCTTACCGGGCCTGATTGGTTAGCTGACCGTGACAGTACACGCAGCCGAGGTGATGGTTTTGCCCGCGGCGTCGGTGACTTCACAGGTGTAAACGCCAGCATCACCGGATGCGACAGATGGAATGTTGAACGTCGATGCGGCTTTGCCCGGAATAGCGGTGCTGCCTTTCTTCCATACGTGGGTGTAAGGTGCTGAGCCGCCCTTCATTACCACCGCCAGATCCAGCGCCGCGCCTGTGGCAACCGACTTGGTGGCCGGCAGGTCGGTCAGGAACGCCAGAGGCGTCACGGATGAATCGGCGATCGGGTAAATCTGCATGTCCGATTCGAAGTTCATGCGCGCCTCGTTACTTTCCACGGCGTTGATTTCCGTGCGCGGTACGCGCTGGAACGATACTTTGGCTGAGTAGAAACGATCGGCTTTGCCGCGTGGGTTATGGAACCAGACCGCCGTTGTGTCGCTGGAGTCATCCAGGTCAATGAGGCGTTTGTAGATCGCCAGTTGAGGGTCATGTGCAAAGGTGTAAACCTGAACCACCGCGTTTTTAAATGTTGGGATGGTTCGCGCTTTGTCATCTTCCAGGAACTGCACGCTGATGGTCTGCTGGTCACCACCTTCAGTTGATAGTGTCATCACCTGAGGCATGGTGATCCATGAGTCGATTTTGCGCAGCGTGCCCGCGCCAGTGCCTGCCGGGAATTTGGTGGTGTCGGTAGTATCGAATGCTTCCAGCACGATTTTATTACTGGTCACCGATTTTACGCGCAGCACCATGTTATCGAGCTTTAACCAGCCGGAACTCACCTGAACTACGTCACCGGCCAGAATGCCGGAGGCCGATGCAACGGTCAGTTCGCATTCCGTCGCGTTAGAGGCAGCGGTAAAGGTGATTGGGGCTTGATAGGCCTTGGCCACGTTCACACGCGAGCCGTTAGGGATTGCGAATGCCATAGCACTCTCCTGAATTTAGGTAATAAAAAACCCGCCATCTGGCGGGTCAGTAGTCAGCGCGGTACTGCATGCTGACGGGAATGGTGTAGGTTATGGAGCCACTGGACCCGTTGGGCGCCGAGGTTGGCCGGTCCTGGATGGGTTGTCTCACCTGCGGCGGCCCGTTGATGTAAACCGTCAGATCACCGTCCACCAGCGGCAGCCCTTCGGGAAAAGCATCTGCGACAGACTTTGTCAGCCCTCTGGCCAGAGTCACGCCGCTACCTGCTGGTGCAATGATATTGAGCTGGAGAATGCCCTGGTATGTACACAACTGACCTTCCAGGTCCTGCCCCACGGTTTGCGCTGGAAGAACGTAAACACGCCCGTACGGCGCATTATCCGGTGGAGTAAACGCGATGTTCGGCCAGGCCACCGGCAGCCCGAGCGAGGAGCAGATAACCGCGACGCGACCTTCCAGCAGGCCAGCGATACGCATTGACTGATCACCGGCCATTGCGCACCTCGCTCATTGCCTCACGGAACAGCTGCGCCGCGTCGATAGCTGTAATGCCCACCATCCCGCCCGGCGCCTGGGTGGAATGACCGTTTTCCAGCGCTGCCGCATATGGCAGGTTATTGGTGAAGTAAATCGAGCTGACCTGGCCTACCCGGAACACCTCGAGCACCGCCAGGCCGCGAGAGTTGGCCCCCTGGCCGGAAGCGTCCGGAGTTTCGTTGCTCTCCGTTGGTTGGCTATCGAACCCCACATACCAGTTGTTCTTGAAGCGCCCGCCGACATAGCCGTCGGGCTTTTTGATGTCCATCGAGTCGTTCACTCGCAGCCCGCGCTTAAGGCGCCCTGACTTGGTCAGGTTGGCCGGGTCATCACGCAGCGCAGCATTGTGGTCTCGTACGGCATCGTTATAGGTTGATGCCGTCTGGTTTACCTGCCAGACATTAGGGTTGCCAATTGGAGACATTTCGACCAAGCGCCCGAGGATTTTGATACCCGTTCGGCGCACCACCTCGTCCATCTCCTGCTTAGAGCTATCCACGAATAACTGAATGGCAGCCAGGAACGGCTGATTAGCTGTGCTAGCCATACTCACGCCCTCAGTTGGATGTTGTAGGAGATAAGCACATCTGCAGGCTTAACCGGATTCGGCTGAACCACGCGCCACTTTTTGCCGTCGATATCAATGAGGTCGCCAATGCGCACTTCCGTTTCAAACGTGGCCGCCAGTTTCTTATCGCCCGTAGCAATCAGTGAACCGTCGATTTCACGCGTGGAGTATTCGGTGATAACGCCGGTAACGGTCGCTGTAATAGGCTCGGTGATAACCTCTTTCCCGTACTGATCGCGGGTGGTAGTACCTCCGCGAGTCAGTTGGTAGGCTTTGCCGTTCTCCGTCAGCAGCCGCGTTGCCGTGGCGCGCATGCGGCGATAGTCGATTGCCATGCTACCCCCTTTCGATCCGGACCTGGTTGCCGCCCACCACAAGCCCGCGCAGCGAGGAATAGAACCAGGGGAATGAAGGAGTGGCCTTATTCGTTCCCGGCTCGTACTGCACAGAGACGGCCCCCTGTACGCTCTCAGCTATGACCGCGCCGCCACCGGAGACCGACGGCGTGAGGTCAATCTCCTGCGACTCAATAGCCAGGCGGCATTGGGCATCAATCAGGCGCTGTGGAATCGCATCATTCGGCAGGTCAACACCATCGAAGCGCACGCCGGAACGCGGCCACGACAGCGGCTGCGATGCGCTGGAGCGCTGACCGCGCCAGATTTTACCTTCCAGAAAGTCTATTGCCTGCATCAGCATCTGGCCGCACTCACCATCATCAGCAGGAATGCTATATCCGCGCCCGGCGGCAAATGCCCGCAGGTCTGACACGCTGGCGTAGCTGTTGAAGCCTGGAGAGTTGGGATCGGCAACCAGCATGGTTATTCCTCCAGACGCCAGTCCAGCGCCAGCCAGTTATCCACTTCATCAGGATGAACATCTGCGCGCAGCGGGCCGCCAGGGAATTCTGGGGTGTCACGTACCATGACCACCAGCTCAATACCCTGCTGTTCCTGCTGCTGTTCCTGCTGCTGTTCCTGCTGCTGTTCCTGCTGCTGTTCCTGCTGCTGTTCCTGCTGCTGTTCCTGCTGGGCAGGATTTTTATCAGCGGCCTGCTGAGCTGCAAGCTTTTCCGCTTCACGCTGAGCGCGCTGCTCTTTGGTTAATCCGGCCATTGGGCCTCCTGAAAAACAAAGGGGCCGAAGCCCCCTGGGTTAACCCATGATGATGGCGGAATGACGTGGCGCCACAGCAGCCACACCCCATGCCAGACCCACTTCATAACGCACCTGACGGTACTGGCGGTACAGCGCCACCTGGAAGGTGATGCCAGATACCGGGTCGGTCACATTCATGACGTCATCAGCAGTATCGCCACCTTCAGGCATCGCCGGGGTACGGCTGGCCAGCAGGAATGCCCCGCGGTCAAACGCCATGTTCGGAACGAATTCGCTCAACACGGTGACATCAGCCTGATCTGCCAGATCCTGACGGAGGCCCGGCGCGCTAATAGTGATAGTGGAAGACGTAGCCGCAACGACCAGATACTGATTGTCATCACCGGCGAACTTCACCGCAGTACCTGCAGCAATACCGCCGGTGCCGGCAGAGATAGCGATGATGATATCGCCCTCTTTCTTCGCGCCATTGACCTTATAGCCAGCAGCAGCGCTTTTCTCGGTACGCTTGATGCTGAAGGATTCGTGGAGGTTGAAGCCCATGATGCGACCGATAACACCTTCACGCAGCAGCTGGTCGGTTCCCGCTTCGTTCGCTTTGAAGAGGACAGCCTGCTTACCACGGATGGATGCCATCGCTTCGCCACCCAGCACCATACGCAAATCGGTAGTCGGCGCACCGTTATCGGTCAGGATTTGACGCGCCAACGCAGCATCAGTCAGATCGTCTTTGATGCTGAACGGGGTATTCTTCGGCGCGCCAACAGCGCGGGAGGAGTTGAGGTACAGCGCAGCGAGGTCTGCATCCACTTCGTTCGCCAGCGCACGGAAAGCCTGCTTGAACTGGTCAGCCAGGATGGTGTTGTAGGTACCAGCCGGGCCCAGAGCCAATTGCTCTTCACCATTCCATTTCACCGGGGCCATTTTGGATTTGGTGATTTTGACATCCACACCACCGATGGTCTGTTCGCCAGAATTAGGCGCTGAAGGACCAGGGACAATATCTTCAGTGGTGGCTGCAGGTGCGACTGGCGCACGTACGGTCTGGTCTTTTGCAGCAGCATCCGCTTTCGCGTCACGCGCCACCGCAGGAATAAAACCAGTTTGCTCGCGGGACACTACGTCCAGCGCGGTGTAGATGGTCGGGATCAGACCAGTAAGGGTATTGCCTGCCATTTATGGCTCCTTTCGATTTAATCGACGATGCTGACGCCGTCTTTCAGCGCTGCTTGCTTGCCAGCGTTATCCAGGGAATCAAACGCATCGCGTTTCATGGTTTTTTGCCCGGCCTGGTGCTGCGACTGGTGAGAACCGCCGCCGCTGTTACCGGACGCTTTGAGGATGTAATCTTTCTGCGGATGCGACTCGACCAGAGACTCCAGGGCCTCATCAAAGCTGGCTAACTCGCCGGGCTTGGTGCGAGAGAACACCTTATTGCCCTGGCCGTCGTAGGCCACAACCTTCCCTTCTTCGATTTTGAAGTTCTGACCGAAGTAGGAACGCACGAACTCAGTCGGGATCGCCATCTTCTCGGAAATGAACTTAGAGCCACCGAAGCGGCCGCCGATCATCTCGTCGTAGAGTTGAGTTTCCAGCTGCTTGGTCTTGCCGTTCGCCTCGTCCAGCTGCTGTTGGAAAACTTTGGTGATCTCCGCCTTTACCTGGTCAACGGCACCAGCATCGATCAGTTTTTTCTGGTCGATTTTGGTCATCATCTCCAGGGCTTCGAGCGCCTTGGACGGGTCGGTGATGCCAGAGAATTTCGCGAGACTGGCTTCCGCCGCTTCCTTCGCTTCACGGTGAGTTTTCGCCTCACCATTCAGGGAGGTGATTTTGGTCATCGCTGCGGCTGCGTCGAACGGGATTTCTTTGCCATCATCATGGATGTACACAGGCATACCGTTTTCAACGACCACATTTCCGTTAGCATCAAGTTTCAGTTTCATTGTTTTTGCTCCAGCCTTCCGGCCATTGGTAATAGGTCATCCGACCCGGTCACCGCGTCGCATCCGCTCAGCGGCAGGCATAAAAAAAGCTGCCCTGAGGCAGCCTGTTAGATAAATTCGATTGTAATTTCGCCGCGTAGCTTGCGGGAGTAAACCTCACTCCGCTTTCGTTTATGGATCCGTAACGGGTGTGGATGAATGCATGCGACACCTCGCTTAACGTCCGCCCAAACGCAGCTCTTTACCTCATTGCCATTTACAAACACCCTTCGTCTGCCACGGCCATCGCCCACGCAGTGAAAATCATCATTACGCATACCCTACCCCTCAAATGCCGACGCATCCACGCGGCGCAATTCGTCCAGGGTAAGGAACTCCCCGGCATCATTGAACATCTCCGGCACGGTGATTTTGCCGTCACGCAGCATCTGCGCGCGAGTAACACCCAATACCTGCTCCTGCCGCGCGTAAGGCTGCCTCGCAAGCCATTCGGCATAGCTGGTATGCGCTGGTACCTGTCCATCCATTGAGGCGCGCGTGGCGCTGCTCAGCTCGCCTGAGGCTATTTGCATTTCCTCCCACGATTTAGTGATCAGGATTTCGCAGGAGCGGCAGCAAAAGTGGATTTTGCCGGGGCCGCGCAGATACGGAATTGCATGGCCCAGCGGCTTGCCATCGAGCGAGTAGAGTTTGCGGTCGCGGATGATGCACCACTGGCTGGTGTGGGTGTCCAGAGTCGAAGACCACTGTTTGGCCTTCACGATATCGCTGTTGGCTTGTGCAAACTCCTGGCGCGCCGTTGCTGCCATATGGTTCACCGCGGTGCGGGCAACAACAGCAAGGTCACGACGTGAGGCATTGATAAGCCCGTCCTGGCGGTTAAGTTGCGGCGTGCCGGCGACGCGCTTCACGATCTGCTCGACGGTTTCACCCTGAAGAAATCCGGTACGCACCGCACTGGTGATTTTATCCAGCCGATCGGATTCAAGCTTTTGGCCCCACTCTTTCAGCAATCTCCCCTGAAAAGGTTGCGCCACCGCAGAGGCGTAGACCTGCTCTGGGGCAATGCTTTGCAGCGGGACGTTTTTCAGCACCTGCCCGGGTATAAGGCTGCTGAACAGGTCCATCTGATACCCGGTCTCATAATCCGTGTAACGTTCCAGCTCACGCGCCAGGGACGCATTAACCGGTTCGTAGGCTTGATGGTTCAGTTCACGAACACCGGCCAGTAGAGAGGCCAGACGACGCGCACTGTAGGTATCGGCACGCTTACCATCCAGCAGCACCAGCAGTTTGGCAGCCAGGTCAGCATCCATCTTGCTGAGCAGCGCCACCATCCGACGAGCGACGCCAGTACCGTAGCGGTTTACATACAGGCCGTGCGCTATCGTTTCGTCCTGCAGGCGGTCATTGACGGAGCGGGCCATGCTATACCTCGTCTAACGTTCTGGTATCCAGAGACGATGATTCAGCCAGCAGTTCGCTCAGAACCACATCAGGATCCGCATCGGCATCAATAATGTTCAACTTCTGTAGCGATTTAATCGCATCAGCTCGACGGATATCACCACCCTGGCGCAGTGCCTGGATGGCAAGCGCGGCGGACGGATTGAATACGGTCGATTCGACATCCAGCTCAGTGCGAACATCAACGTTGCCACCATCTTTCTCGCCGATGTACTCGGCCATGATTTGCAGAATGTTGTCGATCGCATCTTCAAGGCTGGTAGCCATGGTGTAGAGCGGTGACTGCTCCTGCATTTTCTCTTCGGAGGTCTGGTCTACCGATTTGGTAGAGGTGTTTTCCGTACGCAGCAGCTTCGCACCAGCCTGGCGCATCTGCTCCACAAGTTCTGCCAGCGACTCTTTACCAGCACCGATGGAGGAGCCTGTATGCTCGACGTATTCCAGACCCTGCTTTTGCCGATCAGTGAACGACGTAGCTGAAGACGAGCCAATTATCAGCTCTTGCCCCTCCTCCAGCCCGAACACCGTGAGCAACGGCACCCTGGCGACGTGCAGAATGTTGTCCTGCTCGCTCTGACTCTGCCAGTGCTTAACGTTCAGCAGCGCCATATTGAGCAGAGGCGGTGAGCCGCACATAAAGCCGGTGCGCTTCGTGTAGAGCGTGACCAGAGTGATATCCTGGCGGGATGTCTGCCACTCCTCGAATAGCGCCCAGTTCGCGGCACCGTCAGCATTTTTGGCCTTGCGGTAAATTTCCACCTTTCCGGGTGTCAGGTACCGGATTTGCTCGACCTTGGTCTGGCCGAAGTCGTCGCCGTCTTCGACCACAACCTCTTTGATACGCAGCGCAGTCAGCACCACTTTGCCGTCCACAATTTTCGACTTCCAGCCAATTACCTGGCGTGGATTGAGCATGGTGACATAGGGGCGCGCGCCGGTAGCTTTCTCTTCAGCTTTGGTTTTCACCTTTTCGGTGTCCACCCTGGGATAATCCACCAGCGCGTGCGAGAGGCCATACTGCATCGCCAGACCAAAGAATGACTGAGCCCAGACATCAAGGCGTGTACCTTCCAGGTCGATGTTCTTCGCATACTCGCGCAGTTGATCAGGAACATTCTCGGCCAGCTTAATCGGCTCGGCGAATACACGTCCGATGTTCTGCTTAATGGTCTCTTCGTAGGCTGGCAGAAGCGTGGCCACGGCGAGGCGTTTTTTGTAATCCTCTTTGTCTTCCTTGGGCCAGCGAGGGAGATAGGACTCGCCCAGCTGGCGCATATAAAGCGTGCCGCCCATCAGGGCATCGTTGATATCCCACGCCTCGACCATGTTCCCATAGTCCAGATTGGGTGTTGAGATGTCAGGCATGGAGTTACATCCGTAGTTGAGTGACTTTTCCGGTGGGTTTGATGATCGGGAATTGCTTCACGATGAAATAACCACCAGCGTCGTTTGGGTGATCGTTGTCGGCTGATTTATCCGGCTCGCCGTTTACCGCCCATACCTGCTGTTCAAGGCTGTCTGTATACACCGGGCAGCGAGCAACGTTAACTTTGTAGCGGCGCTCACCGTTGCCGTTGCAGAACATGGCATTCATGGAGTTAATGCGATCCTTTACCGGCGGGTTGGCTGCGTTCACCACCACGCTGAATCCGGCCTGCTTGAGCTGCGCAATATCGGTGGCGCTGGCGTTATTGGACTTGCGTGAATCGCCGGAGGCATCCGGATAGATGTAAATCTGCCTGGAGGCAACATAGCGCCCGCCCTCGTAGCGCCAGAACTCTTCCTGGATACGCTTTATCATGGCCGGCGTGTCATAAACTTTTATCAATTCACGTACCGCGCGCGGCTCGCCATTGCGAAGGACGTGGACGATGGCCGCCATTTTTCCAACGTTAAAGTCCATGCCGATATAGAGCGGTTCGCCTGCCTGTTCTTCATCAGCACAGTTATTCAGACGTCGATCGAACTGGTGATAGATGGTGCCGCTGGTCAGGTTGGTGAAGCGCCCCTTCAGATACGCCTTAATCAACTCCGGCGGGTAGGAATTCATCAACGAAGGGATGTAATCCGCGGGCAGGTTCTTCGCGTTGTCGAACGTGCTGGCCTGTATCAGACCGTACAGGGCTGAGAGCTCTGGCTTTTCACGTACTGCCTTCACGAATTGCTGGTAAACGAATTTGAACCCCTCCGGCGTTGTCGTGACGTCAATACCGTTACGCAGCCCATCAACCTTGTAACGCATACGGGCGATGATTTTTCGCCATGCTTGCTGCGCTTTGGCAGCCGCCATGACATCCAGCTCATCCACCATCGCGTTACCGATTTTGAAACCAACTATCGAGCCTGGCTTCTCCATCGAGCGGCAGATTGTGGTCCCTCGGAACCGTCGCCCCTCGTAGAAGTGAACCTCTTTGTTCCCCTCATTGATTTTGACGCTCAGCCCCCAGTCAAAGGCCACCTCTTCGATCGTCGGGTAGAAAATGTCACGAATCTGCGGGTACGTCGGCGCGAAATAGCCCTGGTTGATTTTAGGGTGCTCCCACATCCCTTTGCAGATACCGCCACAACCTACCCACGTTTTACCGGAACCGAACCCGGCAACGTAGGCTTTAAACTTGTGCTCCATCGCGAGGAAGCGAGCCTGCGGGATGTTAAGTGTCGGACTGATCCCCATCGTCTTCCCTCGCATCCACTACGTTGATATTGATCTGCACTGGTGTTGGTTCGTCATCATCACCATCACCGGCCAGCTCTTTGCGGAGTTTCTCAATCTCCAGTTGCCGGCGGTCGATTTCGATTTGCTGGAGGCGCTGCGCGAATTCACTATCGGCCAAGCCCAGGCGCTTCATTACGGCTTCGTACATCCGTTCGCGGCTGATTGCCGTTATCTCGACACCATTCTTCCCCAGCTTGACGCCGGAATATGCCAAAGCAGCGTCAGTGGAGAGTTTCCTGGTGTCAGCGAAGTAAGGCTGGCCTATTCCGTCACCATTGCAGCGCGGGCAGGCAGGGTTAGGCTCACGGGTGTGGTCATATCCATAGCCGCCCACGTCGACTGGCTCACGCTTGTCGCGTTCTTTAGCTTCCAGCCGCTTCTCTTCAAACTCAACTGCATCGCGCCACTGATATTGATGGACAAAGCCCCAGCAGTAACGACACGCACCGCGGCGATATTGTGAAAGCTGGTTTGCGTCGAAGGTGGCGAGTTGCCACATCTGCGCGAGCACTTCATCGGCACTGCCAAGCGTGCGCGCAATGGAGGCTTTCTGCTGCCGCGCAATGGCCTGAGCAACGTTAGGATTCGTTATGAGCTGGCGACCGTAGTTTGGGTCACTATAACCAGCACGTGCAGCGGCAGCGGTGGCATTGTTGTCCTTCAGGTATTCCGCGACAAATAAGCGCTGCTGAGCGGTAAGTCCATCATCATCCACCAGCTCATTTGCGCTTTTATCTTTCTGCGCAGTGCGCATTTTTTTCTGCGCAGGTTTTTGCGCAGTTTGCGCAGTTTGCGCAGAAGGTTTTTTGATATATCGACGTGCGGTAGCGTAGTTCAGTCCCTGCGCTTCACACCATTCCTTTGGTGATACGCCGGTTGCGGCATGTTCGGACAGGAACCGTTGCTGAAGCTCGCCCCAGTCCGGTTTTGCCATTCTTTCCATTCCTGTTTCAGATAACCATTATCAAGCCCACCAGCTGATGAGCTTTGTAGTGGTTAACAGTCAGCGTCACTTTGGCCAGCTGATAAAAAACATAAAGCCGATGAATGCGAAAAACAGCCCAGCGGCTGCTGCAACAACGATTAGAGTCCAAACAAGAATTGTTCCGATGGTTGCGATCACTTGGACCTCGCTAATTTTGGTTTCTGGCAGTTCGCCTGCCACGCTTTGTTATGCGCCAACTTGCTTTTGCTGGCTTGTAGATGGATATTGCTGGGATGAAACACATGGAGATAACCAAATGAAGCAGATTCTTTTTGCTTGGTTTGTTTTAACAAATACCTTTGCCTGCATCACCGCCAGCATTAACGTGAACAACTCACTAATGCTTGATTCAGCTGTGCCGTGGATTGTTGGGATTTCTCTTGCAGCAATCACCAATTACTTATTGGCTAAAAAACTGAAGAAAAGCGGTTTTCTTTAGCACATCCTTAAGGCATTGATGTATTGACTATTTCAGGCACTGCGTGCGGATGTAGTCCTGCAGATAGCCGACCTGCTTCGTCACTGTGACGATTCGCTCTCTGAGGTTGAAATAATCCCGTTCAGCGGAGTCAGTAAGTCGGGGGCCGGTAGCATCGCCCAGGCCGCCGGTGCTGGCCTCTCCGTTCGCGGGACAGTTTGCGTTGAGCTGCAGCCGACGCTTGCCAGAAGCAACATCGCGCTCAAGCTGATCGATAGTAGCTTTGGCATCAGCCAGTTCTCCGGTGTATTTGGCATCCAGCGCAGCCAAATCTCGCTGGCGCACCTGCATATCTTTGATCGTGGAGTTAGCCAGGTTGAGAGCTTTGGTGGCTTTATCGCGCTGGTCTTTGTAGGTGATAGCATTGTCTCGGTATCGGTTGACGAAGAACGTCAACACACCAATTAGGACCACTACCAGCAATTGCATCCAGTAACGCTTAACCAGCGCGCTAATCATGACAGGAACAGAGCGCGCTCCGCCTCGCGCCGACGGGCCAGGCCATTCAGGACTTTACCACCAGCTTTATTCCAGCGCAGGAACTCATCAGCTGCGCCAGCGTAATCACTGGCGTTGAGTTTTCGCAGGAGCGTAGATGTTGACAAAGACCGGGCACCGAGATTGTAAGTGAAAGACACCAGAGCATCGAATTGCCCCTGAGTCAGATCGACTTTAACCAGGCGGGACACGTCACTTTCGTAGCTGACTAGTCCTGTCTTCAGCAGGCGTTCTGCCGTTTCCTGCTTAATCGTCATCCCGGCGCGGATCGGTTTGCCGTCGACAGGCTGAGTCCACCCATAGCCAATTGTCCACACTCCGACGCTGTCCTGGTACGCGGTGAGCTTGCAGCCTTCGAACTGCTTGATTAGGGCAAAGCCTTTATCACTGGTTTGCATTCTTCATCCCCGTTATGTGTTCCCAGAAGTACGTCAGTGCCACGAAGCCCATCGCTCGGCTGATACTTACCGCCTTTTGAAATTGTGATTGGTTCATTAGTGCCTCAGTGCATCAACCAGGCGCGCAACGTTGCCTCTTACGGCCACCAGCACGGAAAGGAAAATGATGTTGGCCCCAATAGTGGCCCATGACGAATGAGGATAAATCCCACACAGGTAAGCCAGTGGCACAGCGCTGTACGTGACGGTAATCAGCCAGGCTAAACGCGAAACCCACGGACGATGCCGGGAATCACCTCGACGGTAAAACATCAGGGTAACCACCACTCCGGCGCAGAGCAGGGCGTTTAATGTTGCAGTTGGGTCATTTAGTACCACCTGAACCTCCCCGGCGCGTTATCAGCGCCACCAGCGAGCCGATATCCTGGTTGTTCAGGAACGTCAGGATTTTGACGGCTAATGCGGAAATGATTACGGCACCGATGGCGTCAAGAGGTTTATCACTATATCCGGTCCAGGCAGACAGCTTTGAGCCTACCAGCCCGGAACATAAGATCCCGGCAATGTACGACACGACAAAATATGCCAGTCGACGGGTCGCGCTCAGATCAGCAGCTGTCGCGATATAGAATACAGCTCCTGCAAATGCGCCAAAAACCACGCCATAATCGGTACCTGTAAGCAGGCCATAGATACTGGCACCCGTCAGAGCACCACCGGCTAAGCCAGTGCCGGAAATCGGATCGGACATAGGTCCCCCTCAATGCTGTGAATCCTCTCAGTAAATTTGAGGGGAAAGAAAAAGCCCCGCATATGCGAGGCTCTAAAAATTTGTTGCCACTTCCCGGAGTGGCCACGCTCATGCCCTTGAGGCTCTGTCGCTTCATCGCCGCTTATAATCGGTGCGCGTTTGGCTGTCGCGCTGCTTTACCGGCATACCCTTTTCCTCGATTAACCATGACCAGCGGTATGTCGCAGTTCGGACCTGCGTCTGGCTCTCTCATGGAGACTCTGGGCCGCATCATTACTGCGGCTTGAAAGTGCGGTCTGTCCGCTTTAGTTGTGCATTTTACGACCCTCCAGAAATGACAAAGCCCCACGGGATTAACCGTAGGGCTTGTTTGTGTTACTACCTCAACGAATGCAGTAACCCATCGTTAGAACCAAATTAACACAGATTCCGGAAATGTAAATAGCCCACTATGAATTCATGAGCTATTTTCTTGGGTGCTATCTTGTTATCTGCTTGAGTTGCGCCTCCGCCCACGCTTCTTCAATGTCGAATTTAGTGATCAGTTGGTCGTAGAACCGCTTAACGGACTTTTCCCAGGTGGCAACAGATATTGCATCGGTAATACGGCAAACAGCCGCATAAGCCTCAGTGGAGGGGATACGCTCATATCCACGTCCTCCGCAGCGCTTACAATCGGCCAGAACCGGCACGCCCTGCTTTTCAGTGAGGTCCTGATTCACTGCTTTACCGCGCCCATGGCAGTCTTTGCAGGCGCAACTGATAACCTTTTTCCCCTTGCAGGTCGAGCAAAGTACCTTAGCGACTTCTTTCACCTGGCGCTTAACCTCGAAATCACTCGGAGATTGCTTAAGGTCTTTTGCCCACTGTGGAATCTTCATGGTGTAGTGCGATTTCATCGTGAAAACATCAGCCTCAATGAATCCCTGACCCGAGCAGCAATCACACTGTTTCACGCTGGCGGCGCTGCGAGAATAATCTTCAAAAGCGAAGGTGGCCAGCTGGCGCATAACCAGTGGCTTGACCGCATCGTTCAGCTTACGCAGCGCGGCGACCTTATCGCATTTGGTTAACGCGTACTCAGCCAGCAATTCAATCGCCCTCGCCCGATCATTGTTGCTGATACCCATCTTTCCGAGAAAGGCACTGTATCCCATGGCGGCGCGTTCCTGGGTCATGCCCATGGCCGCCATGACATCCGTCCCGGTCAGCGAATCTGAACCAGTGGCGCGCGGAGAGTCGCTGATCAACGTGGACTTTGCGAAGTGAAATTTCACTGTGTTTTCTAGGTTCATGCTGCGGCTCCTGCTATCTGGTAAATGCGAAATAGGTTTCTAAGAATGCGATAATCCACCAGCACGGAACCCGGGCGGCGGTAAATTCGCAGGCGCAGCCAGCACGTACGGAGTGTCTCTATCGTATCTGGCTTCATGCTGCCTCCTGCTGTTTAAGGGATTTGAGTTTGGCGCGGTACTCATCCCGGATCCGAATGAAGTCTTCGCGGCGGTAGTTGGTCATTTTGTGGGGCCCGTTGAGCCAGTCGACGTACTCCTGCCCGTAACGAGCGACCAGGCCTGCTTCGTATTGCTGTGCTACAGTCGCCTCTTTAGCGGTGTACTTGCCAGCTCCGGCATTACAGGATTTGCACTGCTTATGGGCGTTGCGCTCTTCAAAGCGAAGTTCAGGGTTAGCGCCGACCGTTTTGAAGTGGCCGCAATCCCATTGGCCGCCGTGGAGATCGGGTGGGTTAGTCTCTCCGCAGCTGATGCATGGCAAACCGGCATCACGCGCCCGAATAAAGGCGTTGAAAGCCTGCTGAGCCTGCGTCTTGTAGTACCCGGCAGGTCTGAGTTCTGCCAGTCTTGCCTTGCGGCGCTGACGGCCGGCCTTCTCTTCGGTGCGCTGGCGCTTCGCTTCCTTCTGCTTAGCGGCTTCACGGGCTTTTGCAGTCTGTTCTTTGCCGATCGCGCTGGCGCACTCAAAGCAACAAACCACCTGCCCTTCGCGTACAGGGTGGAACCACTGGCGACAACCCTGATATGCGCACTTACGGCGCGGTAACTTAGCCATGATTACCCCCATACCCGGTTATGCCAGCGGTTATCTGCCCGCGGCGGATTGGTGGAGGTAGGGAGGAATGCGCTGACTGTCCAGCTGGTGTAATCCGGGTTTAAGCTACGCTCTACCTTCACGCCGCGGCGCTGATATTCCGCCATGAGTTCATCGGCCTGCTGGGTTGTGCAATCGGTATGATGGAACCAGGTATGCTTCATCCCCATCACCCCGCGAAGCTCATGAGCTGCTCAGCGGCGTTCTCCGCCTCGCCCTGGTCCCTGAACGCTTTTGACAATATCCAACGCCAGAGGACATCGAGCGCGGCTTTGTACAGCTGCTGGAACTCGATTTCGTCCATGTTCGCGAATGAGATGCTGCGAGGATGTTTCTGAAGGGTGCCATCCGGAAGCTTTATGGCGTCGTAATGCCCGGCCTGAATCGTCACCCAGGCGCGGTATGCATCGAAGGATTTACAGAGGCTGATCCCGTTCGTGACGCGGCGGCTCGCTACCTGCTCAAGATAGTGCTCAGCGGCATCTAGTAGTGCTCCTTCGTTACCGCCATAGGAGGCCAGAAATTTAGCGTAGCCGGTAACCAGCTTGCGCTCGTTGGAGGAGATCGCACCGCCGGTCGGCTCCCAGTATTCGAAGCCCAGATTCAGCAAGGCGAAGAATCGGCGATGAAACGCTGGATTGCGTACCTGTTTGAAGTCGGCCACCAGCACGGCGCCGAGCTTTATTTTTGATTGCAGTAAATCGCTGCTCTCCGGCGTAGCCGGGATCAGGATCCCTGAGGACTGTTTGATGAGTTGTAACTGCGCCATGGTTTTCACTCCGTGGCGCATCGATGTCAGGTTGCTGGTTGTTCAGGCCAGCTCAAGAATTATGATTGCGTACGTAGTGACAAGTCAATTTTTTGAAGTCATTTCCCTTACAACTTCCATTATGGTTTCCTTCGACCAGTATCGATCGTCCCTACTTAATTTTCTGTGAGTTATGGAACTGTCGTTAGTGGAAATTATATACCGCTCCTCCGCCCTCATACTGAACGTCAGCAGCTCTTTTCCTTTCCCATCGGTTATGGTCACTCTTAGATCTGACTGAGCTACACCCCCCACGAAATCCCCCTGAGCGACATACAGACGCGATTAGAAATTGTCGGCAGCAGCATCAAAGGGATTCGCAAATTGCGGTATTCTGAAAATGCGCGCTACCCCTGTGTGCAATCTTAATAGAACCAGTCGTCTGCACTTTCCCAGGTTTCCTGAAGAATCCCCTCGACCGTCTTCTTTGCTTCCTTCTCACCGCCGTAAACACTTAGCCCATCCGAACCTGCACGACGAATAACAAGGCTGCAATCTTCAAAATGATTCTGGAGTCGTTTTAAAAGTTCTTTTTCCAGCGCCGGTACTGCGCCATTAGGAAGTTTTTTAGTACGATCAATGGTTAATTCAACTTTCATTGTGGCCTCCTTTGCTTGTACTGTGTTTTTATACAGTATACCTACATGGAAAAATGGTCAACGCCTTAAGAGCACAAAATGTTAATTCCGTGTCAGTAAGTAAAAATAAAACCCGCCGTAGCGGGTTGAATAATCAGACGTTTTTACGCCGCAATTTCTTTCGACTGGCAAAGTTCGGGGAGATTAGCTCTCACCAGCGCCTCAGCGAACGGCGGCGGAACTGCATTACCGCAGCGGGCTACCTGCTTATCCTTCGCATACTTCACGCCGCGGTAGTCTCTGTCGATGATGTACCACTCAGGGAAGCCCTGCGCCCGGTATAGCTCATGTGGCTGCAGCATGCGCATGCCAATATCAACGATTCGATACACCACCCCTTCGATGGTCACCAGGCCAGTGCTGTCCGGTCCGCAGTATTCGCGCAGGAACTCCAGCGCCTGCTGCGCGCGCAGCTCGTCGCACCCGTCAACGGCAAGCAGGGTTTTCACTTCTCCCACATGCAAGCCGCCAGCGGTGACAGTCGGCATTGGCTCGTCGGTGCGCTGCCCGTCCCGGCAGGTACCGCGAAGCTTCACCAGGTGAGACGTAACCGCGGCATGGTGATTTCCCGTGGTGATGGTATGCGTAGGCTGCCCCACTTCCCCGCCAGGATGACCAGTGTTGTTGACCATCAGATGCGCAGCGACAACCGCATGATGATCGACAGTTGTCACTGAATGCATCGGTTCGTCCATGCTCACCCCAGCCCCCTGGTAATTCCCGCCATAGTGCTTAACCATATTCGCGGCCACCAGCCCGAACTTGCCGCCACCGGCGACGACCGTGCCCAGTGGCTTATGCAGACCAGGTACGCGAGGCTCCTGCCCAGGGCGTTCGCCATAGCCCATCTGAATGAGCGTGGGCATCACCAACTGCGATTTACCGCCACCACCAGCCGTAATAGTCGCGCTTGGCTCGTCAGCACCATGTCCGATGCTGGCACCGAACTGGCGGGCAATGAACGGCGCCAGCGCCGCCTCAACCAGCCCCAGCGCGTGTCCATTACCGCCCGGGCGCCGGGATGTGCCAGCGGTGACCGTTGGTACCGGCTCAGTTACTGGTTGCCCGGTGGCACCGGTGCGGAACTTGGTCAAGTGCGGCACGGCTATCGCATATCCATGGGTTTTGGTAATGGTCTGCAGCGGTTCCTCCAGTGCCTGGCCACGGAAGCAGTCGTATTTGCCTTTCGTCGTGGTGTGGTTGCACTTCACGATAAACGGCGCCGGATTATCCAGTACGAAACGCTGTATGCCGCGGGCGATGCGCTTCATCGTGTTTTCCGCCAGCGGCTTTTTGCGATCAAAGATAGACGGCGCACCAATCGACCAGTCGATGCATTCCGCAGCGGTTCGCCACGGCGCCAGCTTGCCAGCCTGCACTGCTGGAGATTTCGGATCTCCGTGGGTTACTTCCGGCCAGATAATTGGCTGACCGTCCCGGCGCATCACCATGAAAAAGCGTTTCCTGATGGTCGGAGCGCCATAGTCGCATGCACGCAGCTCACGATAGTCCACGTCATAACCAAGCCCAGCCACCAGCTGCTGCACCTGCTCGCCTTCCGGTGACAGCTGCAGGAACTCGCAGCATTCCAAAAGCGCAGGGTGATCAGCGGGCACGCCGGTGCTAAGCATGCCGATAAACGCCTCGAATGTTTCACCGGCGCGCTCAGGATCCGGACGCATCTCTCCGACCAGCAGCGGCCCCCACGTTTTAAATTCTTCAACGTTCTCCAGCATCATTACGCGCGGGCCTACTTCCAGCGCCCAGCGAATAACGATCCACGCCAGACCGCGTATAGCTTTCTCAACCGGCTTAGCGCCCTTGGCTTTTGAGAAATGACGACAGTCCGGCGAGAACCAGGCGAGCCCTACCGGGCGACCGGCAGTAGCAATATTCGGCTTAACCTCATACACGGATTCACAATAGTGCAACGTGTCCGGGTGGTTGGTAGTGTGCATCGCCACGGCGTTCGGGTCGTGATTGATCGCAATGTCCACGCTCCGGCCGGTAGCCAACTCAATGCCCGTGCTCGCCCCGCCGCCTCCGGCAAAGTTATCAACGATAATCTCTCTCACGCGTATTCCTCCATGGCGGCGGCCAGCGAACGGGCAGCAGCGACAATTGACGGTACCGGCATTCGTTCCAGCCACATCCGATTGATGTGATGCTGCAGGCGGCGCTGGTGGTGCGCCGGGAGGTTTCCGGCATTTTCAATCTGGCTGTAGACCATACCGACCTCGGCAGGCCATACGGTTTCAGGCACCTCCGCCAGCAGCAGGCTTTCCAGCTCGATAATTCGTTTTGTGGCGTACTGCAATTGCGGGTCAAAGTTATTCTGCGACCCACCGTCTTTGACGAAGGATATCCAGTGGGTTTTGTCATTTTTCCCGGTGCGCTGGCCGATGATTGGCTTTACATCCGTCAGCGCCAGAACCTGGCTAACTGGTATCTGCGTTTCGTTCCATTTAAAAATGAGAACACCGTGTGGCCGTAATACGCGGAACGCTTCCTCAAACCCGGCGCTAAGGTCGGCACGCCAGGTAGCTTTGTTCAGCCTCCCGTATTTTTTCCCCATCCAGGCAGCTTCACCAACTCGTTCAAGATGAGGAGGATCGAACACAACTACTGGGAAGGTGTTATCAGCAAACGGCAGCGCACGGAAGTCAGCAATCAGGTCAGGACGGATAACCAGATGGCGTCCATCGCAAAGCTCATGTTCTTCACTGCGAATGTCGGTAAAGACAGCGCGAGTGTCGTGTTTGTTAAACCAGAACATGCGGGAACCGCAGCACATATCCAGGATTGTTTGCTCTGACATGCTCACTCTCCTTTAGCGGTGCCATATGCTGATAAGCAGTCTTCAAATCCAGCCTGATTATCCGTTTGACCTAAACTGAAGCCATGCTGAAGACCATGGCGAAACGCGCTGTCTTGCAATTTATCTGCGGTTTCGAGTTTCGCCTCCAGCTCAGCAATACGCTTCTCTGCGGCTTCCAGCGCTGCTATCAACTCGTCGGTATAGCTCTCTACTGCTGACGCCATAATACGAAGTTCATCGGTATGCACTTCCATAGTCAGGCGAGAAAGACGATGCTGGTTGGCGTGTTTCGGCACGCCTAATAATTCGTGGTGCTTGTTGCTCATTGGGCGGCCTCCTGGCGAAGCTGGGCTGCGAAAGCATTGGCGAAACGCTGTAAATCTGCGGTGACCATCACTTTGTAGCTGTCATCTCCAAACTCATCCATCAGTTGCTCGGCTTCAGCGGCCATCATCTCCACACCCTGCGCCCGCACTTCAGCCAGGAAAGCGTCGGTCGCTGGGGTTTCGATATTAGGCAGCAGCGCATAATCGCAAATAGTAATTATTGCAGGGTCACAGCGGTCATCTTCGTTGCGCGGGCGTTCGCCAACCTTCGTGGACGATTGCATAATGACGCCCCAGCACACGCTATCGACCTCCTCACTCCACCCATCGCATGCATCGCCGCGATAGTCGTCAATAGCAGCTTCAGTCGCCTCGACAGCTTCCTCAGCTGTTTTATGCCATTCGAAATTATGCTCAGAGCCATATGAGAAATATGAAGCTGCAGACTTCAGCCCCGCATTCTCCGCAGCCAGCGTCGCGCATTGGGCTTTCAGTTCGGCAAACTTATCAGCCACTGATTTCGGCCCATCTTCGCCACAGGCATCCATCATGGTGCTTTCCCAAACTCTTTCTGCTTGATCAGCCGCATCGCGCTGCTTCGTCATTTCGCGCAGCGCCAGGGTGGCACAGTCCAGGCGTCCGGCCAGGCGAGTGATCATCTTCGCGATTTCGATGATTGGGGTGTCGCTGCTGAGCGTACGCGCGAACTCATGCCCTACTGCGATCATCTCTTTGTTGTTCTGTAAATCGGTCATTCTGTTGCTCCCCGGTGCGTAAAACGCTCCCTGTCAAAGTCGATAACTGCGCGCTGGTCGCGGAAGATGCCGCAGCGACCATGACGGATGAGATTCCCCCGTGCCACCGCAATTCGGATGTATTTTTCAGCGGTGGTGCGATGCAGGCCAAACATTGCGACGATGTCTTTGGTCGTCGCGTGGCCATGTTTCTTCACCATCTCGATGATCCAGGCGATGAACAGGCTACGTTCCTCTTGGGTCTTAGGCCTTGCCATTCTCCACCTCCGCGTTTACCAGCTGCTGCACCAGATTTTTATGCCGACCAACTACGCGCACCGCATCGCGCAGTTTCTCCAGGCTCGCCAGCTTGTTTCTGGTGCGGCGGATTTCGCGGGAGATCACCCTGGCGGTGGGAATGGTCTGGGCAGTTGCTCGCCCTTCGGTGAACGAGGGGATCTCCCTGATAATCTGCGCGATATCCTTCGGCTGCTCGGTAGCGGCCAATTCAGGCTCAGCACTGACTGCAGGTACAGATTCAGCTGCAGGTTCTGGCTCCTGTTCGGTCGAGGACGCTGGCAGCGACCAGGTTACGCCTTTGCCCTGCCCGTTCTTCACCACAACGCCCTGGCGCTCCAGCGCGCGCATTACTGAGGTCATTCCACGAGCGTTACGGTTCACCGCTGTTGCCAGTGAAGGGGTATCCATGGCGCCATTCTTTGCCAGGAGACTACGAATAACAGCCGGGTCAACGGGTTCAGGTGCTTCGCCATGCAGTGCAGGCTTAGGCTGGGGAACGAAAGCAACACGCTTCGCATCTTTAGCTGAGCCAATGAACCACCCACCATCGGAGAAATCACAAAGACCTTGCTCACGCTGTTCGCGCAGCATGTTGAGAGCTTCGACAGGCTCGACATCCAGACGGGCTGCAACTTCGCGGTATGTCGCCCGGCCCATTTTTTCCAGTGCTTGAATTACGGTTTCCATAGATTTCCTTCCGAAATTATTTAACAGGACGCAGGTGCGACACGTTTTTGCGGTAGCTTGACCAGTCGAAGTTCACCCAGATACCGCCATCCATCTGAAGACGGTCCATAACGCGCGCGCCCAGTGTGTTCACCAGTTCGCCGTGATTCAGGTTGGTAAGAATGCCAACCGGACGCATCGAGGAGAGTCGGCGGTCAATGACCTGATTGATGATGACCTTCTCGCCGCTGGAGCCTCGCTGAATACCGACCTCATCCAACACCAGGAGATCAACATTGCACAGGTCGTTTAGCAGTGACGATTCGGACTGTCCGTCGTCGTAACATTCACGAACACGGAGCATCAGGTCAGGGATGGTCACCACCAGAACCGAGTGGCCAGCGCCCAGCAGGTGATTGCCTATTGCCGCGGCGAGGTGGTTCTTACCGGTTCCTGGCGCTCCACTGAATACAAAGCTTGCGAAGCTGCCGCCGCCGAAGTTCTGCGCGTAGCTTTTTGCCATGCTGTATGCCTGGCGCTGCTCCGGCCCATTCACCTCGTAATTCGCGAACGAGCAACTGCGATGCAGTGCCTGGATGCCGGCACGACCGAAAATCTTTTCTGAGCGGGCGCGCTGGTTCATCTTGTCGATTTCGCCGGACCGCTTACGACCTTCGGTTTCCTGCCACGCCTGCCACTCTTCAACGCTGGTGAATTTTGGCTGAACGCTGGCCGGGATGATTTTCTTCAGGCGCTCGAGTGCGCTGCCAGTACCCATTACGTTTTTCATTGATGCCCCCTGAAACCCGGTGGAATTTTGCTGTCAGGCTTGGATATCTGGTTCACGTCACGGCCAGCCTTGCTGCCGCCAAAGGCGAATTTCGGTTTGAACAGGCCCTGATAACCATTGGCAATGCTCGCGTTTATAACGGCTACCGGATCGTGGCCTTCGTCCAGACACTCTTTCAGCAGGTTGAAAGCCTTGGTCACTGTCATCTCGGTTTTAATGGGCTTACCGGCCTGGCGACGGTAAGTGACCCATTCCTCCCAAGAGGTTGCATTCAGCCATTCAGGGATCGGCACACTGAGTGGGTCAAACTTAACCTTCCCCTTTGGGGGATTAGAGGGGGTTAGATCTGTATTTATATTTGTCTTTGGAAGAATGTCTTTGGTGTTCCCTGTTTTCGGGGATCCCTTTCCCTGTTTTCGGGGATAACCATCCCCGTTTTCAGGGATGGTTTGACGGTTATTTTCGCCATCCCCGTTTTCAGGGATAGCCATCCCTGTTTTCGGGGATAACCATCCCTGTTTCTGGGGTTGGTAATGACTGGCTTCTGGGATTGAGATAACCCATGTGACAGCTTCAGCAGCCGGGAAAGCCGCTGGGCATCTTGTGCAATTTGGCTTTGCGTAGGCCCACTTATCCAGGTGGGTATTAATCCCAATGTATCTGGTTTGCCCAATGCGGCGGAGGATGATGATGTTCCGATAAGCGAGACTCAGCACCGCTTCTGAAACGTGCTTCACCTTCAGTGTGGTTTTGTCCGCAATGAGGCTATTGGCTATCCTGTCCGACTTTTTTGACCAGCCATAGGTCAGACGGACTATAGCGTTCAGAACGCGGAATTCGCGGCCTGATAGCTCGACGATACACAGGGCATCCTGGATCTGATTGGCTAAACGCAAATAGCCGTTCTCCAGTTCAGCCATGCGACTCTCCTGCTTCCCCTCTTGCGTGGGGAATTTGTAAATTTCAGCGGTGTTTGACATACTGCTCTCCGCAACTACCGGACGTATTTGCACCCGAAGGCCGTTGGTGTTCGCGCACCGCGGCTTTCACCTTTTCAGAACAGACCCTGCTGCTTCTCGCGCTTAACGCGTTTCGACTCAAACCGATCTGCCGGAACTGTCTGTTTCTCTGCCCACAACTTCGCGTGACGCAAAACATCATCGAAAATCCTCCCCTTACGACTTGCCTGAGACATTCGCCTGTACATATCGACGGCCTGGAATGCCCCCCCCTGCGCGACAGCTGCGGTGAAGCCCTGCCGGATAAGTTCTTCGCGAACGTGCTTTTCAATAAATTCAACATGATTCACTGCGCACCTCACATTACGCCTGGGCCCATGACCGCGAGACCACTCAGAACCTGAACAACAGCCTCCCCAGGCAGAAGCGCCAGCAGGTGTTCAATGCCCTCTCTCACCTCTTTCACCAGTTGATGCTGTGGCGCCCTCAGAATTACCGCGCGTTTCGCTTCGCCGATCTCCTTCTCCATCGCTGCATAACGCGTCATAAAGCAGTCTTTGGGTATCAAGCGGCCACGGAACTCAAGCGGTAGAACGGCGAGGATCGCGGGTGACAGCTGGCTGATGTTTTTGCGGGCATACTCCGTATCACCATCGAGCCAACGGAATAGCTTCTGACGCTTACGGCTCAGGTCTTCGGGAAAATCCAGCCCGGAGCCTCCCTGTCGCTCCCATTCCTCAACGATGATTCCGGCAACGACATCCTGGTTATCCAGTGATGCGGCCCAGGCACGAACGGCATCGCGGATCTGTTCGTGCTTATCTGCCGCACTTGGCTGATTGCGATTTATCATCGCCACCGGAGTTATTCCGGTATTTTGTTGATATGAAATGGCGTGCATGGTCAGGACTCCTGTTTTGGCAGCCCGTCGGTTGGGTTTGGGTAAGCCAATGGGTCGATTTCATGAGGGGTAACCTGCCACTCAAGAATCCGACAAAGGGGCAAAATTCGACCGTGAGGAATTTTTCCTTTCCGAAGCCACTTACCGACAGCCTGCGATGAAATGCCGAAGCACTCTCCAATGCCTACTTGCGTCATGCGGCTGCTGATTTTGTCTTTAAGTTGGTTATCCATTTGTTGTCCTGCATGTTGGTGAATGTTGGCAGGAGAATAACATTTAAAACTTTTGGTTCCAACAAAAATCAAACCAATAGTTCTGATGAACTATAAAACCAATGGTTGTAAAATGAGAATATGAATAAAACTCCTCACCCTGTGTTTGCCAAAAGAATCCATCAAGTGATGGAGGAAAACGGCTGGAGCATGGCTGATTTAGCCAGGCGCGTGATGCTTTCACATACCTCAGTGCGTAAATGGGCGAATGGTGCAGCAGCAGCAAGCGGCGAGCGCCTCAAAAGGCTGTCAGCCGTAACCGGCAGGCCTGAATACTGGTTCTTTATGGAACCGGGCACAGAAGGTGAGAATGGAGAAGAACTTCCGACATTACCGCGCGTTCTTGATGAACAGGAACAAACGTTGTTATCTCTGTTTAATCAGTTGCCTGAAGCTGAAAAGCTCCGTTTGATCATTCACACCAGGGGTGTGGTGAAAGAAATGGACCTACTAAAGAATGATGTCTACGACATAATGAACGACCTCAAGAAATAGCTTCATTCCCGCTCCGTACAAAATAGACACCGTATTGGTGTCTTTTTTTTCACTCTCAAATAGAACTGTAGGTTCCATTTCCGCTTTACTTGTCGAACTTTTGGTTGTACTCTTCATTCCATCGACAACACGCGCACCGTTGTCAGGTTAAGAAATGTTCCGCCAGCCTGGCGACAAGGGCAAACAAGAGGGAATCATCATGGTTCATCAGCACTATGGCACCCAGACGGTCAACCGCGGCGCAGTATTGCCGGGCATGCTCGTCAAACACAAAGATTCAACTTGGACCGCGTCTGCAAATGCACGTGGCCGCCTGTATCTTCATCGTGGCGTCGAACGCACCTACACCAAAGATTTGCTTGTTGAGGTCTATTTAAACGGTGTTGGGAATGGCCTTAGCCATTAACGGAGGGAGTTATGCAGGAGAAGAAATGCGCTTACTGCCGCAAGCCGATCGAGCAAGGGAAGGAAGTTAAAAACGAACTGCTCTTCATCCACGGCTCGCAGCTGAAACGCGAACAACGCGATTACTGTTCAGTACGTTGCGCTTCGTTCGACCAGATGGCTCACGAAGCTTAACGAAAACCCCGCGCAAGGCGGGATTCACGTCCGGTGCCACCGACCAAAGTTACACCGGAATTTATACCAAACCAAAAACATACCCAATGGGCGCTATCTCTGGCCCGGGGATCTTACATCCAAAAATGAGGATCTGACATGGAATTTTTCCATCTGCTTAAAGCCAGTCAGAAGTCTGGCAAGAAAGATGCGGTGATTTGGTTCACTGCGAAAAGTGCAGCCCGCGCCAATCTTCAACTCGATGTGGCACTGGAAGAAGCCGGCATTGAAGAAACTGGCCGCGGTAAAGACTACGCCAAACCGATCCGCACCGATTTCCCGGTATATAACGACCTGCCAGAAGAGGGCGCAGTAGATTTCACCTGGTGCGAGCGCTACGAACTGCAGGAAGACGGCCGCACCTGGCTGCCAAAGGCTGGTGCTGGGTCACCTGAAATCGTGGGCAACACTGCCGCACCGGAAATGACCGTTAAAGTCGAGACTACCGACGAGAGTGTCACGCTTGAAAACCGCACTCCAGCGGTCCGTTTTGCCTTCCACCTGACCAGCGACAAATATCAGACGCATATCAGCAAAGAGCAGCAACTGGCTGCCAGCGAAATGTCACTGGATGAAGGCAACACCTATCTCCAGAACCTGCTGCAGGCGAAGAATGAAATCCCTGAAGTTGCCGATCTCAGCCTGAACGCTGAGTGGAAACTGGTTCAGGCAATTAAGCAGGTATTCGCGCCAGATGAAGAGCACGAAACTGAAGTAATTACTGCATTCATGGCCGACTGGACTAAAGCAGATGCTGCCGACCGCAATCAGTTAATGGAAGACTGGCGCAGCAGCAAATTTCCTCTTCTAAAATCCGAAAGCATCAGTAACGCCGGCGATACAACCGGGCTGTCTGTCGCAGCTGATGACGGTATCCAGATTGACGAGAATGATGACGAAACCACACGTTATCCAGTCGTTCGCATGCCGTTTCGCAAGCAACTCCTCGCACAGTTCACCACCGACGAACTGCGCCATCACGTAACCCGCGAAGAGTACGAAGCTATCAGCGCGCTGGAGATGGACACTGACAACAGCTATGTCCAGAACCTGCTGCTGGCGGCAGAAAACTGCGAAGAGATTAAGGGCTACGATACCAAAGACCTGTGGCGCTACACCGACGCCATTCGCAAGGTGTTCAGCCAGGAGAAGCGTCACGAACTCGCGGTGGTACTCCGTTTCACCAGAATCTGGGCGGAAACTGATTACATTGACCGAGGCATCCTGGCGCGCGAATGGGCTGCCGGAAACCGCATTAGCAGCGTGCAGCGTACTGATTCCAGCACTAATGCTGATGGCGGCTATGTTACTGACCGCGGAGAAGGCGCACACCATACGCTGGACTCTCTCGATCTTGAGATCGCCTGCGCCCTGCTGCCGATGGATTTCAACCATCGAGAAATCCCGGGCAGCATCCACCGCCGCGCCAAGGAAATTGTCGCGCATAAAGAAGAACCATGGAAATCGTGGAGCAAAATCCTGCGCAACCAGCCCGGCGTTCTGGCAGTGAACCGCGCGGCCATCTTCAACCTGGTGCGCATCGCACCGGAGAACATACACCTGAATCCGGTTGCTCATCTGGAATTCGTCAACCAGACGATGACGGCTGAGTTCAATTCCGCTGTTGAGTTACTGCCATTACCAGTTGCAAAGAACGAAGCATCAGCCGTAGGCATGAAACCTGATACACGCAAAACCTACTGCACCCACGAAGAAAATTTGAAGCGCGTACGTGAAGAAGGCGCACGTAAACGCGCTGAAGAAGCAGCCAATCAGCCAAAAGTTGAAAATCTCGGAGGTGGGATGTTCTCCATCGATGCCCTAATGGGTGGAACTACCGATCCGGTCAACAATACCTCCTCAAATGAAGTCCAAAAAACGGAAAACGCAGCGGAGACCAGCAGCGATGTGCAGATGGAAACGACTCAGCCAGAGAAAGTCGAAAATACTGATCCGGTACAACCAGGCGAAGGCGCTGATGCAGCTGATACGCAAGCAGTTACCGTAACACCGGCAGAAATACTTGCCGCTGCCGCGCCAAGTCTGGCTAATCAGGAACAGGCTAGCGTTGACCATAAAACAGTTTCCGCCAGCCAGAATAACGTTCCAGCTCACCAGAATGAGCCAGAACCGGCACAAAACGAACCAGAACTGCAGCAGGAAGAACCAGCTGTTGAATATCCAGCTTATTTCGAGCCAGGCCGCTATGAAGGGCTGCCAAACGAGGTTTACCACGCCGCCAACGGCATCAGCTCAACCCAGGTGAAAGATGCGCGCGTTTCGCTGATGTACTTCAATGCGCGCCACGTAGAGAAAACCATCGTCAAAGAGCGCTCAGCGGTGCTGGACATGGGCAACTTGGTGCATGCGCTGGCGTTGCAGCCTGAACTACTGGACGCAGAATTCAGCGTTGAACCGGTGATCCCTGAAGGCGCATTCACAACGGCCGCGACCCTGCGCGCCTTTATCGATGAGCACAATGCCAGCCTGCCGGCGCTGCTGTCTGCCGACGACATCAAGGTGTTACTGGAAGAGTACAACGCCACCCTGCCTCCGCAGGTTCCGCTTGGCGCTAACCTGGAAGAAACGGCACAGAACTATATGGCGCTGCCAGCTGACTTCCAGCGTATTGATGGTGACCAGAAGCAGACGGCGACGGCAATGAAGGCATGCATTAAAGAGTACAACGCCACCCTGCCGCCGCCGGTTAAAACCAGCGGCAGCCGTGACGCGCTGCTGGAACAGTTGGCAATCATCAACCCTGACCTTGTGGCTCAGGAAGCACAGAAACCGGCACCACTGAAAGTGTCCGGTACCAAAGCAGACATGATCCAGGCCGTGAAGGCAGTCAAACCAGATGCCGTATTTGCCGACGAGCTGCTGGATGCCTGGCGCGATAACCCGGAAGGAAAAGTGCTGGTCACCCGCCAGCAGCTGAGCACCGCGCTGAATATTCAAAAAGCGCTTCTGGCACACCCGACCGCCGGCATGCTGCTGACCCACCCTAGCCGAGCCGTTGAGGTGAGCTACTTTGGCTTTGACGAGGAGACGGGCCTGGAGGTTCGTGTGCGCCCTGACCTTGAAATCGACCTGGAGGGCGTGCGTATCGGTGCTGACCTGAAAACCATCAGCATGTGGAACGTTAAGCAGGAAAGCCTGCGCGCCAAGCTACACCGGGAAATTATTGAACGTGACTATCACCTGAGCGCGGCTATGTACTGCGAAACCGCAGCGCTGGACCAGTTCTTCTGGATTTTCGTCAACAAAGACGAGAACTACCACTGGATCGCCATCATCGAGGCATCGGCTGAACTGCTGGAGCTGGGCATGCTCGAGTACCGCAAAGCGATGCGAGCTATCGCAACCGGATTCGACACAGGTGAATGGCCAGCACCAATCACTGCCGACTACACCGACGAACTGAATGACTTCGACCTGCGCCGCCTTGAAGTGCTGCGTACCCAGGCATAAGGGGAATGATGATGGAAAACATGAATATCGTAACTGCTGAGCAGCAGGCTCCAAACACTATTTCTGCCAGCAACTCAATTTTCAACGTTCAGGCATTAGGTCAGTTGCAGGCTTTCGCCGGGCTGATGGCTCAGTCTGTCGTTACAGTACCTGCGCACCTGGCAGGAAAGCCTGCGGATTGTATGGCGATTGTTATGCAAGCCATGCAGTGGGGCATGAACCCTTACGCGGTGGCGCAAAAAACTCACCTGGTCAACGGGCAGTTGGGTTACGAAGCGCAGCTTGTTAACGCCGTAATCACTAGTTCCAGCGCCATTCATGGCCGTTTTCATTATCGCTACGGCGGCGACTGGGAACGTTGCACCAAAACCAAAGAAGTGTCCCGAGAAAAAATGGGTAAGAACGGTAAGTACACCGTTACCGAACGCGTTCGCGACTGGAATGATGAAGACGAAGAAGGGCTCTACGTTCAAGTCGGAGCCATTCTTCGTGGGGAAAGTGAAATCACATGGGATAAACCTCTTTACCTGTCGCAGGTGGTTACTCGGAATTCGCCGCTGTGGGTTTCAAAGCCCGACCAGCAAATAGCCTACCTCGGCGTGAAATATTGGGCTCGCTTGTACTGCCCACACGTGATCCTGGGCGTTTACACGCCTGATGAGATTGAGCAGCCCACCGAAAGGGAAATTAATCCGGCACCGGCTCAGAAAATGAGCCTGGCTGATATCAAAGGTGAAAATGTAGTAAACACGCAGGATTCTCAGGAGCCATCTGTAAATATCGACACTCTGGCCAAGGATTTCCGCGACCGCATTGAGGCCGCTCAGGATGTGGATAGCGCCAAAGCGCTGCGTGCCGACATTGAAACCGCGAAAGCTACGCTGGGATCCGCGCTGTTCACCGAGCTGAAAAACAAAGCCGTGAAGCGTTACTACCTGGTGGATGCACGCAACAAGGTGGAAGCGGCGATCAACTCCCTGCCCCAGCCCGACGAGCCGAATGCAGCCGAACGGTTCGCGGAAGCCGAGCGCGTGCTTGCATCTTCAAAGCGTCACCTGGGCGACGAACTGCACGATCAGTTCAGCATCACCCTGGCGGATATGAAACCGGAATACGTGGACTAAGGGAGGCGGGAGGGTCCGCCCTCCCGGTAACGATATGAGCAAATCATTAAAAGCACGCTGTATCCTCCGCTGGGAAGTTGAGTTCAAAGGCCTTTGTGATTCAAAGGTGAGTCCGTGGTGGCGTAAGCGCGATCTCCGCGGCTATATCCGTGAATCCGCCCTGACAACTGCTGACTGCATGGTTGAGCGTATGGCAGAAGACAGCGCCCGGGTTGATTTTTGTGGGCATCATCATGGCTTGTCGCCAGAGTTTTCCACCTGGTATGACGAGCGCCGCGGGCAGTACAAGCGGGAAGCCTACGCCCACCTAAGCGAATTCGCTACAACTGAAGAGATCGACGACGAAATTCAGAACGAGCTGGAGGCTTGGAATGACTGAGCGCGGGATGATTTTTAACGGCGAGATGGTGCGCGCCATCCTCGACGGCCGGAAGACGCAGACGCGGCGGCCAGCTAATGCATCAACTGCCAACCTGCTAGATCTACAGATGCAGAATACGCACAAGAAATACAACATTTCCTGCCCGTTCGGTGCCGCCGGTGACCATATCTGGGTGCGTGAAACATGGGCAGAAGCTGGTGCCGGCGCTCCGGAGCTCAAGCTATATCGCGCGAATTATCCTGATCACGTTCCATCTCATTACGAGAATGTGCCGCCAGCTTCCGATATTCGCTGGACACCGTCCATCCACATGCCGCGCAATGCCAGCCGTATTTTGTTGGAGATTACCGGCGTTCGGGTAGAGAAGTTAAAAAGCATCAGCGAAGGAGAGGCCCAATCAGAAGGCGTTGCCCAACTACGTCAAGGTTTTTGGAAACATTATCAGCCGGGCTGGACGCAGCACCAGCTAAGCGCCAGGGGGTCTTTCGCTACGCTCTGGGATTCCATTTACGGCTTTGGTGAATGGGATAGAAATCCTTGGGTCTGGGTGATCGAGTTTAAGCGTATCGAAGGAGATGGCCATGCGACTGATTAACCGAGGTAACCAGCAATCCCCGTTAGCGCGTCAGGCATGCGACATCGCGCTGGCAGCCCACCAGCAAAGATACGGCGACTATGGGCGCAGCAAGATGAAAGAGACGTATACGGTGAAGGTTGAAGGCGTGAAGGTCTGGGTTGAGGTGGTGAACCGCAAGGCGAGCTATGTGGCCACGGCAATGACAGGCATGCGCCGCTTGCGCGCCCTTCCCGGCCAGGCGTCCTGATAAAGAATTATCAAACGGCCCCGGTTGGGGCCCTTGGAGAACGAAGATGAGCAAAGCAACGAATAAATTTGAGCTGATGAGCACCAAAGACATCTGCGGGCAGCTATGTATCTCCTCACGTACGCTCGAACGCTACAGGAAAAGAGCCCCAAACGAGAACCCTTTTCCTGAGCCCGATTGCGCTTACATGGGGGGACCCAATAAATGGCTAAGAACCAAAGTCACCGCCTGGCAGATTAAAGAGATGTCACGTTCAACCCGTAAGCCGATGTCTCACCTGAATTTAACCCGTGATGATAAAGGCCGTCTCACCCGACCTGACGCGGCGTGA